CCGCCTCCAGGCTCTGCAACAGGGACAGACGCCCGCCGCAGAGCCGGCCCAGCCCGCGCAGGTCGCGCAGGCCGACGCCGAGCCGCAGCCGGGTGATTACAGCGACGCTTTCGAGTATGCCAAGGCGCTGGCGAAGTGGTCATCCGACCAAGCCGTCAAGCGCGTCAAGGCCGAGGAAGCCGAGCGCAAGGCCAACGAAACGCGCCAGCAGGTCATCACTGCCTGGGCTGAGCGCGTGACGAAGGCCAAGGCGGAGATGCCCGACTTCGATGACATGGTGACCTCATCCGAGGTACAAGTCACTGATGCCGTGCGTGACGCCATCCTTGAGTCCGAGGTCGGACCGAGGATTCTGTACCACCTGGCAGAGAACCCGGAACTGGGCAAGAAACTCGCCAGCATGTCCGTTGCGTCGCAACTGCGCGAGATCGGCAAGCTGGAAGGTCGGTTCGAGGCCGGCAAAACCGCCGAGGCGCCCGCGCCGGCACCTGTAGCCGCTGTGCTCAGGCCGCGTGCAGCCGCCCCGATCACCCCCATCAAGGCCGTCGCAGCAGGCGCCGCAGCAGAGGTGGACAGCAGCGGAGAATTCCGAGGCAGTTACCAGCAGTGGAAGCAGATGCGCAGGGCCGGCAAGATCAAGTGAGTCGAGGCCGCAGGCTGAGATTCATCACACACACCGAAAGGAATCGCCATGAGCAACACCTTGCTCACCATCAGCAAGATCACCAACGAGGCCCTGATGGTCCTCGAGAACGAACTTACCTTCACGGGTGAGGTCGACCGCAACTACGACGACCAGTTCGCTGTCGTCGGCGCCAAGATCGGCGCGACCGTCAACGTTCGCCGTCCGGGCCGCTTCATCGGCACGACCGGGCCGAACCTGAACGTCGAGGACTTCAACGAGACGAGCGTGCCGGTGACGCTGGACACCCAGTTCCACGTTGACACGCAGTTCACCACGCAGGATCTGGCCCTGTCGCTGGACATGTTCAGCGACCGCGTGCTCAAGCCCGCCGTGGCCGCGATCGCCAACAAGATCGACTACGACGGCCTGGGCATGGCCCGCCTCAAGACCGCCAACATCGTGGGCACGGCCGGCACCCCGCCGACCTCGCTGCTGACGTATCTGACGGCGCAGGCGTATCTGGACGCCGAAGGCGCCCCGCGCGACGGCCGGCGTTCGTGCCTGGTCGAGCCGTTCACCTCGGCGACCATCGTGGACAGCCTGAAGGGCCTTTTCAACCCCGCCAAGCAGGTTTCCGACCAGTTCGAGAAGGGCCTGATGGGCGTGGACAGCGCCGGCATGAAGTGGAAGATGGATCAGAACGTCGGGGCGCAGACCTTCGGCGCCTGGACCACGACCGCTTCGACGCTGACGGCGAACACGACCTCCATCGGCATCTCCTCGGGCTGGGCATCGTCGTCGACCATCACCCTGACGCACGGTGGTGGTCTGACGCTGCGCGCGGGTGACGTCATCACCATCGGCAACGTGTTCGCGGTGAACCCGCAGAACCGCCAAGCCTACGGGTCGAACCGTCTGCGCAACTTCGTCGTGAATTCGACGGTGACCGGCACGGGATCCTCGACGATTTCGGTGTCCGTGTCGCCTGCGATCATCACGGCGGGCCAGTTCCAGAACGTGACGATCCCGACGACCTCGGCCACCGCGACGGTCACCCCGTTCAGCATCGGCACCAGCGCCACGGGCACCGTGTCGCCGCAGAACATCGTGATGCACCGCAACGCGTTCACGCTGGCGATGGCCGATCTCGAGATGCCCGACGGCGTCCACTTCGCCGGCCGCGCGTCGGACAAGGAGCTGGGCCTCTCGATCCGCGTCGTGCGCCAGTACACGATCAACAACGACAGCATCCCGACCCGTCTGGATGTGCTGTACGGCTGGGCACCGCTCTATCCCGAGCTTGCCTGCCGCGTGGCCGCCTGACGCAACTGACATAGGAGGACCACAAGATGGCCGCACCGAATAGCACCACCACCGAGCTCTACCTGTTCCAAGGCAACGCCGCCGATGGCGTCCTGCTGGGCACCGCGACGGGCAAGATGGGTTTCTACGGCACCACGCCGGCCACGCAACGCGCGGCAGCCGTGCAAGCCGCGTCCCTTGTCTCGGCGACGAGCTGGGCGTCCCTGGTGAGCAACCAAGCGGCGTTTAACGCCGAAGTGGCAGCCTGCCTGACGGGCCTGGGCCTGTGGAAGGGCGCGGCCTAACGGCTGCGCAAGGCCCGCACGATGAGCATGGGGTCGCTGCTGCACGTTGGCTGTGGCGGCGACTCTATGCCAGAGTGGGCTGTTGGAAAGTTCAACGAAGTCAGGCTGGACATCTGCGAGGACGTTCGGCCTGACATCGTTGCCAGCATGACGGACATGGGCGACATCGGCCAGTTCGATGTGCTGTACTGCTCACACGCTCTCGAGCATCTGTTTCCGCACGATGTGCAGACGGCGCTCGGAGAGTTTCGGCGGGTGTTGAAGGATGGCGGGTTCGCCATCGTCTTCGTGCCCGATCTGGAAGACATCAAGGCAAGCGAAGAAACTCTGTTCGACTCGCCGTGCGGGCCGATTTCAGGCATGGACCTGATCTATGGCAAGCGCGATGCGGTCGAGATTCAACCCTACATGGCGCACCACACCGGATTCACCGCTGTTACGCTGCAGCGAGAGTTTGAACAGGCCGGATTCGGCTCTGTCACAGTGCGCCGCATGCCGTCCTACAACCTTATGGCGGTCGCGTCCAAGTGAGCACGATTCACGACCCTGCGCCGAACCGCCCTCAGAAGGTCGTTTTCTGCCTGCCAACGGTCAAGCGACCCTATCAGCAGTGCTTGGACAGCCTTGAGGCGTCCGTGCCACTGATCCAGGCCGCAGGTTGGGTGGACGCGATGGTCAGCGAGGTCGGCAATCCGTACATCTCGGCCGCTCGAGCCACGATGCTGCGCAAGGCGCTGGACGCCAAGGCCGATGTGATCGTGTTCATCGACCACGACCTGAGCTGGCGGCCGCGCGACCTGCTGACGCTCATCAACACGCCAGGCGATGTCGTGGCTGGCACCTATCGGTTCAAGTATCCCGACGCCGATGATGTGTCCTACATGGGCACGATCCACAGCGACGCCGCCGGGCATCCTGTGGTGCGCGAAGACGGCGCAATCAAGGCCCGTCTGGTGCCTGCGGGGTTCCTGAAGATCACCACGAAGGCCGTGGATCGGTTCATGCAGGCGCACCCCGAGCTGTGTTACGGCGAGCGATACCGACTGAGCGTGGATCTGTTCAACCACGGCGCGCATCAGGGCGTCTGGTGGGGCGAGGATTACGCCTTCTGCCGGCGCTGGGAGGCGCTGGGCGGTGACATCTGGCTTGTGCCGGATTTCAATCTGACGCATCATGGCGCGGACGGCAAAGACTATCCGGGCAATTTCCACATCTATCTGCGGCAGCAGCCGGGCGGCGATCTGCACAAGGAGAACTGAACATGGCGCAATATGCACAACTGACTGCGTCGGCGCAGCTCAAGTTCGGCCCCGGCAAAGTCAAGGGCGTGGTGTTTTCTTCGGGCACCAATCCGACCGTGGCGCTGTACGACAATGTCGTCTCCGACACCAGCCGGTGCATGGTCAACACGATGACCGCAGCGAGCACGCCGTTGGCGATCCCGCTGCCGGGCGCCGAGGATGGCATTGAGTTCGCGCAAGGGCTGTATGTTGCAATCGGCGGCACCAGCCCGCAGGTCACGATCATCTTTGAGTGATCCGAGAACCCTCGGAGCGCAGCAATGACTCCTCTGGACATCGTCAGCCGGTCGCTCAAGGACATCGGCGCGCTCGAGGCCGGCGAAACGCCGACGGCTGACGCCGCGCAGGATGCGTTCGACATGCTCAACGACCTCATCGACCAGTGGTCGAATGAGTCGATGCTGCCTTACTACAAGACCGAGATCGTGTTCCCGGTGACGGCCAACGTCACGCAGTACACCATCGGGCCGGGCGGCAGCGTCGGGGCGGCGTTCACGGGCAGCATCAGCGGCACGACGCTCACCGTGGCGGCCAGCAGCCTGACCAGCGGGGCGATCAACCTCGGGCAGACGATCACCGGCAGCGGCATCAGTGCCGGCACGACCATCGTGGCGTTCGGAACGGGCGCAGGCGGTCAGGTCAACTACGCCGGCACTTACACGGTGAACATCTCGCAGACCGCTGGTAGCACGTCCATCAGCGCCGGTTATCAGCGGCCGATTGCGGTGAACTCGGCATTCGTGCGCGTGGCGACCAGCGCGTCGAATCTCGACTACCCGGTGGCGATCCTCAACGTCGAATCTTACGAGATGATCGGCCTGAAGACGCTCAACGGCCCGTGGCCGCGGGCGCTCTACTACCAGCCGACGCAGCCGCTGGGCAATCTGTTCCTGTGGCCGTCGCCTGCACAGGGTGAGATGCACGTGTTCGCCGACATGATGCTGGCGCGCTACGCCTCGCTGTACGACACCGTCGTGCTGCCGCAGGGCTACAGCATGGCGCTGCGGTGGTGCTTGGCCGAGCGGCTGATGCCGATGTTCGGCAAGAAATCGCCCGAGCAGATCCAGATGATCATGGCCTACGCGGCGCAGTCGAAATCGAATCTGAAACGCACGAACATGAAGCCGCAGCAGATCGCCCGGTACGACGACGCGCTGCTGAACAGCCGCCAGAAGGACGCCGGCTGGATTCTGTCGGGCGGGTTCCGCTGACCGGAGGGCTGGCAGATGCCGGACTTCGGGTTTGTCGGGGCGGCCTACACGGCCCCGTCGATCTACCAGAACGCCCAGGAATGCATCAACTGGCGGCCTGAGATCGACCTGACCAAGCAGCCAGGCGAGCGCGGCATCGTGGCGTTGTACCCGACGCCCGGGCTAAAAGTCGAGGTGGAGCTGCCCATCAGCGCACCCGTTCGGGGAATGCGCCCGCTCTCCGGGGGTCAGTATCTGATCGCGGTGTGCGGGAATCGCGTGTACTCCATCACGACGGCTCTCGTCGCCACCGAGGTGGGCACGCTCAACACCAGCAGCGGCCCGGTGAGCATCACGGACATTATCCAGACGGCAGGCGGCCTGACGGCGTACATCGCCGACGGCGGCGACCGATACCTCTGGGTTGCGGCCACCAACACGTTTCAGACCTTGCCGGGCAGCGACGGCCCGTGGCAGGGCGCGGATGTGGTCGATAACGTCGACAACTACGTGATCTACAACCAGCCCGGCACGCGCAACTGGGCGGCCACCGACCTCGGGAGCGCATACAGCACCGAGGCGTATTTCGGCACGAAAGACGGTTCGCCTGATGACCTAATCTCGCTGATCGTCGACCGCCGCCAGGTCTATCTGCTGGGCGACATCACGACAGAGATCTGGACGGACACGGGAAACGTCACGGCCGGGATCATCTCGTTCCCGTTCTCGCGCATCCAGGGCGCGTCGATGCAGACGGGCGTAAACGCTCAGTTCAGCGTGGCGCGTCTGGGTGATGGGTTCGCCATCGTCGCCAAAGACAACCGCGGCAACGCCACCATCGAGATGGCGATGCAGTACACGTTCCAACGGTTCAGCACCCATGCGGTGGAGTACTCGCTGGAGGGCTACAACGTCAGCGATGCCATCGCGTACAGCTACCAGATCCAGGGCCACGAAATCTACGTGGTCACGTTCCCAAGCGTCGGCCCCTACGGGCTGACCTGGGCGTATGACCTTGCCACCCAGCAATGGCACAAATGGCTGTCTTGGGATAGCGCGCTGGGCGTGTTCAAGCGCCATCGGTCGAACTGTCACGCTCTGTTCGCCAACCTCAACCTTGTCGGCGACTACGAGAACGGCAGGATCTACTCGCTGCAGAATGAGGTCTACACCGAGGCTGGCGCACCGATCCGACGCCTGCGCCGCGCGCCGCACCTGACGGCCGATCTGCAGCGCCAATACTTCGACGAGCTGCAGATTCAGTTCCAGCCTGGCGTCGGGCTGAACACCGGCCAGGGCAACGACCCGCAGGCAATGCTCCGGTGGAGCAACGACGGCGGCAGCACGTGGTCGAGCGAGCACTGGACGAGCATCGGCGCGCAGGGCAAGTATCTGAACCGTGCCATCTGGCGGCGGCTGGGCATGGCTCGAGATCGCATCTTTGAGGTTTCGATGACCGACCCGGTCAAGTGCGTCATCGTGAGCGCGAACCTCAAGGCGACGGTGGGGGATAACTGATGTCGCAGCGCCCAGACGCACGGCCGACCCCCATCACGCCGCCCTACGTGCCGCTGATTGACCCGCGCACGGGTCAGGTTGACCGCGCCTGGTATCTGTTCTTCCTGAGCTTGTACGCCGTCGCACAGTCGGTAGTGGATTCCGGAGATACGGGGCCAAATGCAGCGTCTTTGATTGCTTCCGTTGGAGACGCGCTGCAACGAGTCGCGCAAGAATTACAAACGCAGCCCGCGGCTGTGCTGGAACAGGTGCAGCCGTTTCTCGACGGCATCGCGCAGAAATTGGACACGCTGCCGCCGAGAGATCAATTGCGGCCAGAACTGGGCGCCCTGGCGCAGCAACTCCAGACGCAGCCGCGCAGCGAACTTGGCACGATGGCCGCGCTCCAGCAGTCCAACGTGCCGTGGCTGACGTTTGATACGACGCCCGAGTTCACGCCGCCCGATGTCGGCACGCTGGCCTACGGCGGCGGGGTTACCTTGGGGTTCCAGGCCACAGCCAACGTGGTCATGCGCCTAGGCGAGTCGGAGTTCGTCTACGTTAAAGCGTCGTCGGCCATTACCAAAGGCCAGCTCTGCTACCACACCGGCGCGGTGGGATCTTCGGGCGTCATCACGGCAGCACCCTCGCCGCTGGCGCTGGTCGATCCCAATCAGATCGTTGGCGTGGCGGCAGAGTCCATCGCGCTCAACGGCTTCGGCCTGATCCAGATCAGCGGCACGCTGCGCGGCTTCAACACGACCGGCGCTTCGGTGGGAGAAACCTGGGCTGACGGCGATGCGTTGTACTACAACCCGGCATTCGTCGGGTCGATGACTAAGGTCAAACCCTCGGCGCCGAACCAAAAGTCGTTCATAGGCGAGGTCATCAACGCCGGCTCAGGCGGCTCGGGCTCAATGAGCATCCGGATTGTGCCCGGCTCAATGCTGGGTGGCACGGACAGCAACGTCCAAATTACGTCTGTTGCGGATAAAAACCTTTTGCAGTACGACTCCGCATTGGGCTACTGGAAAAACGTTCCCTCCACAACTGTTGGCGTTACGTCTTTCAGTGCTGGGTCAACTGGATTTACGCCTAGCACCGCCACAACTGGCGCGGTTACATTGGCCGGGACTCTTGCGGTAGGAAGCGGCGGCACCGGGCTAACTTCTGGCACATCGGGCGGCGTCCCTTATTTCAGCGGCACGACCTCGATGGTGAGTTCGGCGCTGTTGGCGGCCAACGCGCTGATGGTGGGCGGTGGCGCTGGCGCGGCGCCTTCTACAATCGCCACCGGCACAGGCGTCACAACTGCGCTTGGGGTCAATACTGGCGCCGCCGGGGCGTTTGTAGTCAACGGCGGCGGCCTCGGCACCCCCAGCAGCGGGACGGTGACAAACCTCACCGGCACGGCCAGCATCAACATCAACGGCACTGTTGGCGCTACTACCCCGACCACAGGCACCTTTACGACGATCACTGCGTCAAACAATCTTAGTTTCTCCAGCACCGCGCAGCGCATTACTGGAGACATGAGTAATGCGACGTTTGCCAACCGGCTCGCATTTCAGACAAGTACCACGAACGGCAACACAACGATAAGTGTTCTGCCAAACGGTACTGCAACCATATCCTTAATCGCTGCGTTCAACAATTCCGACCCGACGAACGGCTCTTACATCGGTTTGCTTGTGACGTCGGCCGAAACTCGGGTGCAATCGGCACGACTCGGTACGGGCACGTTTCTGCCGCTAAAGTTTTACACGAACGGCGTGGAACAGGCGAGTGTTGATACAAGCGGCAACTTTGCGATTGGCACCGCGGCGTTGGCTACGACCGCGACCAATGGTTTTTTGTATATTCCAACGTGTGCGGGGGCACCTACGGGAGTGCCGACAGCAATTACTGGGCTGGCCCCAATGGTCATTGACAGCACCAACAACAAGTTGTACTTCTACAGCGGCGGCGCTTGGCGCGACGCTGGACCGTAAAGGATTCCTCTCATGGCTGTGATCGCAACCCCTCCGAAATTGCAGTTTTTTGACGCCAACGGAAATTTGTTGGTGGGTGGAAAACTGTATTCTTACGCAGCCGGCACTTCCACGCCTTTGGCTACCTATACGGACGCCAGCGGCACGACGCTTAACACCAACCCCGTCATCCTTAATTCGCGCGGCGAGGCGTCGGTGTGGCTGGGCGCTACCCCCTACAAGTTCGCGCTGTATACCGCAGCAGACACGCTGGTCTGGACGACCGACAACGTGGAGCGGTTTGTCACGTTGTCTGACTTGGCGGCGTTCAGCACTGCGTCTGCCATCGGGTTCAACCCGGTCAGTTACGTCACATCCACCAATGTTCAGAATGCCATCGCTGAATTGGTGACCGATCTGGCCGCGCAACCGGGCGCCGGCTACATTGGGTTCACGCCCACCTATACCGTCACGGCCACGAACGTGCAGGCGGCCATCGCCCAAGTATTGACGCTGCTGGGCTACGGATCGGCGTATGCCGACCTGTTCAACGGCGACGGCGTTGCCACCACGTTCACGCTGTCCGCAACGCCTGGCAACATCAACCAGCTTGATGTTTCAATCGGCGGCGTCACGCAGCGCCCGAATATTGACTACACCTGGGCCAGCGGCACGGTGCTGACGTTCACGACCCCGCCCACCGCAGGCACCAACAACATCTTGGCGCGGTACGTCCAGACGGTGCCGGTGGGCACCTACGACCAGACCATCGCCGCGCTGCTGGCCGCCTCGCCGGGCCTGATCGTGGACTGGGGCAACGCCACCAGCTACATCTTTGCCGTCATCGACGCCGTGGGCCGGCAATTGGCCGCATGGAAAGAAGACGGCACGATGCTGGCGAAACTCGGCATCTCGGTGGGCGTGTCAAACGCGCTTACGCTGACGCGCAATGCTGACCTGACCTACACGCTGTCGCTCGGCACGGTGCAGGGTGATTTGCCCGTGGGCAACAGCACGCTGAAGGGGGCATACGACAGCGACGACTATCTGTGGGGCGTCACCGACAGCGTTGGCCGCCGGATGCTGACCATCTACACGGATGGAACGGTCGAGGGTAAGCTTTCCAGCCCTGAGTTGATCGCCGCGCGCGGCTCGCGCGCAACGCTCAACGATCGCATGTCCGTGTTGCTGTCCGACTACGGCGCGCCAGAGCAGTACATCATCAACCCGCACCGGCTGCGGCGTTTCCGCTACCTGCGCCGCAGGCGCCTGCTGTCAGAGTCGGCGCAGATCGTAATCGCCATGATCGGTGACTCGTACACTCACGATTCTGACCGCTACAGCGGCCCGGTAGCCTCGACGCTGATCTCGGAATTGGGCGATGCCGGCGGCGGTTGGGTCGGGTTCGCATCGCTCAATGGCGACATCAACGGCAACGTGCGGCCCGCCTTGTACCCGCTCACGCGCATCGGCACCTGGGGCGAAGGCACCTCGTCCAACTACTACACCATCCCTGGCCCCGATCTCGGCCAGGCCA